TTTCTAAACGTCCAGTAATTAGCCATTAGATTCTCCTGATCGGGTTAAAGGGCAGGGCAGGTTTTTGTTGTTTCGGTTCTTTATCTATACCCGGGAACTGCGACATGCCTCGGAATCCCTTGTCTAGATCTCCCAAGGCACGTTTAATCGCTTCGTCGTAAACGATATACGCCTTTTCCAAGGGGTGATTGTTATCAGCCAAGTGTACCTCCCGGGGCTAGATCGGCCCCCGGAACTCTACGGTTCCCGCTTCGTGGGCCAGCTATCTGTTGCCCGATCATCTGAGCGTCTTGCAAACTTCCCGGCATCACACCTGCGCCACCCATGCCTGACGTATTAGTTCGCGTACGTGCTGCTTCTCCTGCCATGGAGAACCCCGGCTGGTTAGCCGAAGAGAAGTTCCCTGCGTTTGGAGCCTGAATGCTGTTAATAATACCTTCTGCGATCTGGTTGACCTGCCCGGTAGACCCTGTCGTAACTTCCGAAGCTGCCAGAATCTCTTGAATAATCGGGATCCGTCGAACAGCTTCGCCCCTGAGTGCAGCAAAAACCTCTTGATCCTTGAGGAATGTTTCCGCAAGCAGGTTGGCTCGTACTTCCAGAGGCTGGCTTTGACCCGCGTTTCTAAGAGCAGTGGTGTGATCTATGAATCCCGATGACCATTCTCTAAGGGCTTGGTTACGCTTGCGTTCCTGCTCCTCGGGGGAGACAGAATTAAGGCGAACGATAGAAACGTAGTGGCCTCGGATTGTCCGAGGGTTGATCGACTCGTCAAAAGTTCCCGCCTCGGTCTTACCCCAGACGGTCAACTTGTCCTGAATAACCAGTTCGACGATCCGTAAGATAATTTCGTTCCGTGTCTGTATCCCCCGGCCTGTAGCCGTAACCTCCGGAGAGAAGGACAACGAGGAGATCCCCGCCAGCACAGCAGTATGGAACCCGGAAGCGGCTCCTACGGGACGCTGGCCCCGTGAAACAGCAGGAACCGTGTCGTCCTCGATAGCCCCGGCGATCATTTGCTGACCGATTTGAATCTCTTGCGGGGGCCGTGGAGTTTCTGCAACTCCAACTGTGACGTTTTCGGGACGGAAGTTCTTTGCGCCGGGAGCATCCGACCATTTCTGCATGACATCTTGCGCCATACTCGGTGGGCCTACGAACTCCCGGGTAGGCCATGTTGCTCTGGAGAGAATGTCGAGATAGTGCGAGGCCTCTTTGGACTCTGCCCTGAGTAGATCGAACAGGCCGTGAAGAATGCCACGATACAAATCTTCAGGTTTAGCTTCTGGTGTGACCAGTCCACGCTGTGACCAGTATTGAACCCACGGCATTTTGCCGTACCCGTGTTTCATCGGGGACAGTGCGACTTTATTGTCTGCGTAGAATGCGACCTGAGAGTGAGTCCAGACTTCCCAGACAGTAGTCAGGCCTTCACAGTGAATGCCGTTCTCCATGGCGTCGGGGAAAGTTGCTCGTATCCATGAAGCTTCCGCTTCGTAAAAGTTAATAACCCAGCGTGGGTTTGACCCGTTGGTGTAATCCCACACCATGTTCTGCGGGTTTGCTACGGACGCGCTGATAGGCCAGTTAATGGCCCGACGTTCAAGAATAGTTCGGACTTTTTCTCGGTATTCGTTATTAGGCTCTCCGTCTTCCGGAGGTTCAGGAACATCTTCCCATCGTTCCGGGTCGAACTCGATCTTCTCCCACGCAATACCGTACAGCCCCTGATGTTTAATCGTGTCCCGAAGGGTTGGAGTGTACTGTTCCATCGTGTGATGCGCGCCAGTCAGGAACTTTTCGATGCGTTCTGCTCGTGCCTGCCCTCGCGCGCCGGGAGGTGGCACTGAAATGTCCATGAAGTTAGGCATGACATGGGACACAAGGGTGTTAACAACCGAGTGGCCTGTCCCTAGCTTGACTGACGTTCCACCTTTAGGAACTGAGAAATTAAACTCGTTGAGATAAAAACTGTCTGCTTCTGCACAGTTGTCATGGAACACCTGAAAAGTCCCCAAGGCTCCGCCTGGAGACATCTGTTCTCGCACCCATTCGATGTTGATCTCAGGCTCATTAAGCCTAGGAGCAGCAAGAAGATCTGACGCAAAATCCTCAATCGCATCTGGAAGAGAATCTTGGTCTGATGCCGGGATCGAGTTCATGATAGAAGTCATTCTTCAGTTGTCCCTGTTAATTCTCTTAAGAGATCATCTTGCTTCGACATTTGCGCTTCGTAGTTTTGCCGCTTTTTCTCAGCCCTTTGAGCATTAAGAGCAGCGAAAAACGGGTCTATTGATTCAACAAACCCGCCTACAGGCTGCATTTGCTGAATGGTTGGTGCTGTTGCGTTTAGCTGGTCACCCATTCTTTCCGATGCAGGATCGCAAGCCATGAGAGCAAGGCATTCAGCATCAACCCAGTCATCATGTCCACCCGACATCGCGTAGAAATGATGCCCCCGATTGACTGTTTCCCTGTGCGCCATGTCAAGCAACTGGTTAGATAGCTTATCCCATGACGATGGAAACGAAGTGGATCCGTGTTGCAAAGCAATAGCGTAATCGAGAAATAACTGGTACTTGCGTTGAGGGGAAAAGTTATACCCGATGACGGGAACATTCTCTTGCATGAGTTCCGAGAACAGTACATCACGCCCCATCAAGCCACCGAGTCCCGTGGAGTCCATGTAGACCTGCTCTACACCCCAGTAGGCGATGGTTGACTTGATCGTAGCGACCTGCAGGTTCCAGTCCGTATGCATCATCTCGTCTGCGTAGACGGACTCCCGGGTAACTCGATCCTTTATTACAAGAACGGTCGGGTCGTTTGAGCGACCGAGGTCTAATCCTGCTACGTAGTTACGCCCGAACCTCGGGGCAAGTAACTCTTCGCAACCGTCTCGACCCCTGGCTTCGTTGACCTTCTGGAAGAATGCGCCCTTTCCTTCGGGCTGCTTTGCCATGTAGAGGCGTTCCCAGTCCTCGATCAGCATCATCTCTTTGTCGCCCTCGACTTCTTCGACCTGATCTTCGGAAAGAAGCGGGTTATCGAGGTAAGTAGCGTGGAAACCTGCTACGAGGCGATTACCGGGCTTGGACTCCATGGCGCGCTTGAAGCCGCGCGCAAACCAGTGAGAGGGGGATTCGGGTGGGATCCCTTCGATAAGAGCGTTACCCATCCTGCCGGGAGACATAAGCGTAGGCCGTAGCTTTAACCAAGCTGCCTCGGAGACGTCTTGCGCCTCCGTGATATGAAGGAAGTCCAGCCCGACAGACTGAAGGGAGTCGGGGTTATTAGCTGACTTCAGTTCCCAGAAGATGATAGGGCGGGGGCGCTTCATCTGCTTTCCCGTACTCTCGCGATGAATCGTAAGCCATTCACCATCTTCATCTTTTAGCGTGAGCCATACGTGCAGGTCGTCTTCCTTGAAGCCCGATCCCCTACCTCCCCCTCTGCGGTTGTCCTCTGCGTACGGGTTCGTACGCGAAACAAGATGGGGCGGAATGAACGCCTGCATCTCGTTCCACACCTGATACATCTGCGCCTTGGTAGGGGCGACTGTCCAGCAGTGAATGGCGGGAATTAACCCGGCTTTTTCTGCCGTAAGGTATTTATTTGTCCGCTGGTTCTGTACGAATTTCCGAGATATCAGGTCTATCTGGTCGAGATCTTCCTGCAAGGAGGCTCGCGTTTTACCTGCTCTACGACCTGCCTGAACCCATTTCATCTTGGCAATACTCTGGTGCATTAAAAGCTGCCAAGGATGCGGGTCGTATTCGTACTGCGAAAAAGGGTTTGATTCAAACCTGCGGTAAGGCATAACCCGATTCTTAAAAAAGGTTGTATCCGCCCCGGGTAAAGCTGCAAATGTGGAGGGGCAAACTTTCCCGAGACGGACGAGGAGAGGTACACAGCGCCTGTGGATGCGAACGCAGGCGCACCCTTAGTCTACACAAATTAAAAATATTGCGTGACATAACACCGGGAATTAAATAAGCTAACCAACAGCACACTAAATCCTGAAAGGAAATCCGGGGTGAGACCCCCCGGTAACGCATCCTCCCGAAATGCCTATGTGCAGGACACCGGAGAGGTCGAAGAGTACCCACTCTCTATCGGTTGTAGCGATCCGCCCCCCTCGCGCACACGTACAACGCGCGCACGTTCAATTAAGTTAAGAACGCGCTACCAACGTTACCAAGACGAAACGCCCCCGGCTATCTAAAGCCGGGATAAGGTGTTTCGGCTTACGCTGCCAGACGCGCCGCAGATCGAAACAGCACCACCGACCCTAAAGGTCGGAGCCGTTTCGCTCCCATCCTGAAGAGCATGGGCATAACGCGTTACATAACGTTACGAAACACGTTACACAGCACGAACAACGTAGCTTAGAGCAGCGAAGCAAAGTATCTCAGCGCTCTGAGTGTCTCAGCGCCGTGAGTGCCACACTACTTTAAACATACCCCCCACGCACGCCTACCGGGCGTCTAACAAAGACGCACGTTAAATAGGGACGCGCTCGTAATAGAGTGCGCGCGTTAAACAAGGACGCGCCCGTAATAGCTCGCGATCTATATGTGTGCTGACGCGCGGGGGTTCGTTCGGTTCGTTAGGTAGCGCATCTAGCTAGCCTACTCGTACCTGTACACGTTCCATTGCTAGCCAGTGGGCATAGCTACAGCGGAGTATGGCGCAAGCTTCACGTTGCGATCCATTGCACACGCGCCGCGATCATTAATACACGCGCTCGGTCGCGGCTACCACTTGCCCTGATGGCGCGCCAGTGGTGCATTTTCTAGCGCTCGACCTATGCCCTACCGCTACCCTGCTTTGCCTGAATAACGGTAACCGTTAGGTACATATATATATCGGTTCTGTGCGTGTTTTTTTTGGTGAATATGGGCAAAATTGGCCTAAAATTGGCAAAACTCGTTTTCTGGACTCTCGCCTCATTTAGCTTTGGCGTAGCTTTGGAATATTGATTACATATTGGGGGTTGCATTGTGTGTGTGTTTAGGTATTGTGGATAGCAGAACAAATTGCTCAGTGAGATTAAGTAACTCACAGTCCACTCATAAACGCCTAGACGGGTCAGTCAT